GGAAGTTGCAAGACACGGTTGTTGTCTGCACCACCACATGGAAGAATTGTATGAAGCATTGGAATTCTGTCTTGAATATACTATCCACAAACATTGGTGCAAATGGTGGGAACCTGAAAGGTGGGACAATGGTGTTGTCAGGGATGGTGAAGAACCTGAAGGTGACAAGTTTGCATGTGACTGTAAGTTCACAGAAGACAACCAATTGATGAATGCAACTGAACTTATAAATGGGAAAGATGACACAAGCACAAGTCAAGATCAGAACACAGAAGTTGTTGAATGATTCCAGAAGACTACTGGATGAAGTCATCACACTGTTGAAGAAATACAATCCAGACCATCACCTTGTGAAAAAATATGGAAGAATTTGAACAGGAAGTCTTCAATGACATCCTTCAATACACATTACTTTTTTATACTGTCATCAGTGTCATTGTTGTGGTAATATTAAGGGGGAAATAATGTGGATGAAAATGATGGTGTTGCAGGTGGTTGTTTTATATTTGTCATTTGCATCATCGGCCTATTAATAGCTATTCTTTTAAAATGATGCATGACAGACAAATGACTGAAGACATGATTGAAGATGAAGGACTGATGGTGTCTGAATACATATCCATCAAGGTGGATGAATTCAGAAAGAAATATCTGAAAAGTCCACAAGCAATTGTCTTGACCAGGACTGCATTGGAAACTGTCAAGGAAGAACTTGGAATCCATGAAGATGATGATGTCAACAGGTTCAAAGGAATCATTGTCTTCATCAAGGATGAACAGGTGGTTGATGTTTGACTTGTATGACCTAACACCTGAACTTTTAAAGGGTGTCTTCTTCACTGTTGTCATGGGGAACATCATGTTGTGGTTCATGTGGAAGACCATGAAGGGGATATTCTTTTCATGGGCAATTGTCTTGTGTTTCATTGCAATCTTTGGTCTATGTCTTGCAATCTGGTTCAATATTATATAAGGAAATCATGTGGAATATAAACCATCCAAAAAACAAAAAGCATTTTTAAGTTATTTAAAAAGATACGGTGAAGACAATTTATATACACAAATATCCAAAAGGTTCAAACAGGGTGAAGTCACTGAACAGCATGCACTTGAAGAAATGGTCAAGGGTGTTTTTTTTTGTTGGATATAATCACGGTGTGAAGTCAAAACAAAACAAGGAATCATTATGACAAAACAACCTATCAAAACTTATAAACTTCAGAAGAACAAGAAAGGTGAAATGGAACTGAAACAGATGGACAAAGGATTCTTGTGCAAAGCATCTGAAGTCAATCCAATTCTGGTTGAACTGAAAGGACTGCAGGATGACAACAAGGACCTGAAGAAATTACTTCAGACTGCAACAAAGGGATTTGAACATGCTTCAATCAAGTGCAACATCCTTGAAAGGATATTGAAGAAGAACAAGATTGAGATTCCAAAAGGTCGGGAACTTCCACCACCTGAAAAGAAGGACGATGATGAAGGTCAGATATTAATGGATGACAAGTTGGAAGGTGGTGACAAATGAAAAACGTGAAACACTTGTCCAAAAAAGAAATATCTGATTTCAAGAAAGCAGGAACAAATTGGATAGAACAGCAAAGGAATGTGGTTGATGAAAACACAATGTCAATCAATCATCTGAATGCATTAATTAATAATTATAAACTTTCAATATCACTGATGAAGATTCAAAGCGGTGTGATTAAAAAAGAAGTGAGCAGGTACATCACCAAGTATGGATTTGGTGTTAAAAAAATAAAATAAAGGAAAAACAAATGGACACAGAACTTAATTTTGGTACAGCACTCAATTATATAAAAGCAGGTGAAAAAGTTGCAAGGGAAAACTGGAATGGGAATGGACAGTTTGTCTTCCTTGTGAAGAATGGTGAAACCACTGCAGTTGACCCAAAGAATCCAGACTTTGGGAATGCAGAAAAGAATGACTATCTTTGCATCAAGACTGTTGATGACAAACTTGTTCCATGGTTCCCAAGTCAAACTGACATCCTTGCAGATGACTGGTTCACGATTGATGACATGTAATGGGAAGTCGTGAAGTCTGGTATGATGAAGACATGCCTTGTGATGTATGTGGACATCTTGGTGCATCTGATTTCTATGGTGACTATTATTGTGATGACTGTGTTGTGGTGGATGATTGATGTCAAAACGTAATGGAAAAAGAAAAGCTGAAAGGGTCAGATTGACACAGTTGTGGAAAGACAAAAAGAAGAAAGCAAAGGAAGACAAGCAGAATGTTGGAATGGATAAAAAGTAATTCATACGGTCTTTGGCTTGGTGTTTCTTTGGGCATTTGCGGACACCACCTGCAGGACTGGCAGTTTTGGATTGTTATGGTTCCAACTATCATCATGGTGGAAAAACTGAAATAGATGTCAACAATCCTTCAACAACCTGATGTCACTTACTTAAAGAAGCACCATTTCACAATGTGGCTTGCCTTGTGTTGTCATCGAACACACAAGAACAAAAGAATATCCTTTGACAATTACCAGTTCTTAAAATCCATTTACATGGACAGGTCAAGGGAAATGGTTGTCATGAAGTCAACACAAGTTGGAATATCTGAATATCTTGTTGCAAGGTCTTGGGGAAGGGCATTCCATGGGAAGTCAATCTTCTATGTGTTACCAACCTATGTCTTGAAGAACACTTTTGTGAAGGACAGATTTGACAGGACGATTGAACACAGTCCTTTTTATTCACAAGCAGGTGTCAAGGAAAAGAAGAAGTTTGTCTTTGCAGAATCAACTGCATTGAAACACATTGGTGATGGTGCAATCAACTTTGTTGGTTCAAACAGTTCCACAAACTTCACATCATTCAGTGCTGATGATGTTTTCATTGATGAACTTGATGAATGTGACCAGGACAACATTGCAATGTCACCAGAAAGACAGGGGAACAGTCATGACCCTTACACAATCAAAGTTGCAAACCCTTCATTTGAAGGAACAAGGATTGACTATGAATTTGCAAGGTCTGACAAAAAGCAATGGAATATAAGATGCTCTAATTGCAGGAAGTGGGTGACACCTGACTTCTTCAAGCATGTTGTTCAAGACTTGGGTGATGGTGACTTTGGGATCAGGGACAAGGACTGGTCTTTTAAATCAAACAGGGACTGCAGGACCATCTGTGACAACTGCAACAAACCTTTCAACAGGAAGGTGGATGGTGAATGGGTCAAGGAAAACAACAACGATGTTTCAGGGTATCACATTTCAAAGATGTTCAGTGGTGCAATGCCTGTCAAATATTTGTTGGGACGGTTCAATGATGGTCAATCAGATGATATTAAATTACAGCGATTTTACAACGGAGATTTGGGTGTTCCCTTCACTGCATCTGGTTCCAAAATAGACTATAATCTTCTTGATGACTGTGTTGCAGATTATTCCCTTCCAAGGTCCTGCAAAGAATCCTGCATCATGGGTGTGGATGTTGGAAACTGGTTGCACACTATTATATGCAAGATTGCAGACAATGGAATCCTGCAGACTGTATTCATTGGACGGGTGAAAGAATTGGAAGAAATCATTGAATTAAAGAACAGGTTCAAGATAAAATGTGCAGTGATTGATTCAATGCCTGAAATGAGATTGTCCAAAAAGTTCACACAACTTGGAAGGGGATTTTATAGATGTTTCTATGGTGACACAAAGAAGGACAATGTTGATTTGAAAAAACGTGTTGTCATTGCAGACAGAACTGCAAGTCTTGATGAACTGAAAGCAATGTTTGTCATGCAGAAAATCATCCTTCCCAAGAATGCAAGAATGCTTTCACCTGTTGTGTCCGATGGAAGGGGTGACCAGGTAAGTGAATTTTATTATCACATGGGTGCATCTGTCAGGGTGTTTGATGAAAAGAAAGAAAGATACATCTGGACAGAAGGGTCAAAGGAAGACCACTTATTTCATGCATTCAATTATTGTCTAATAGCAAAACAACTTCTTGCATCATTTTCTTCAAGGAACACAATATGAAAAAAGATTTTTTAAATATTAACAAAGCATATTCATTTGGGTCACCTGCAGGGTCACCAGAAAAGGATGACCACAACCTGTATGAATGGGACAGAAACAGATTTGGTGGTGGAAGACCAGAAAAAAGACAAAGAGGGTATCAGGTATATAATCAGACACAACTGACACAAAGGACAGGACGGGACAAGGAAGGAAGACTTCTGTCATGGACTGTTGGACAACCTTATTTCCACATATCCATTGCACAAAGGATTGAACTGTTCAAACTGTCTGCACCTGTCTTTGGTCTTGTCACCAGTAGGATGAATCGAATTGCAGGGTCCACATTTTCTGTTGTCCCTGACAAAGTAAATGAAGACAGGATTGTTGCACAACTGAAAAGAATGAAAGACTTATTTTTTGAATACAGTGACAACATGAACATGACCCATTTAATGGTAAGGGGGAAATCAGTAATTGAAATAAAAAGATTTCTTCCTGATGTCCTTGATGACCTGTCAAACTTTGAAAGGGCATTAATGCGATGGAGGAAGGAAACTGGATTCAAGATTCAGGATCAGGCACAAGAAATCATGGAATGGTTGGAACATCCTTCAAGGGGTGTCACATGGGAAATGTATGTCAAGAAGTTTGTCTTTGATTCCATGATTCATGGAATGGTGGGAACTTATAAAGATGTTCCTGATGGACGGATACTTGAAAACTTTGACACCCTTGCAGGTGGTTCAGTCTACAAATTAAAGAATCCATATGTTGGTGGAATTGATGGTCACATACAAATCATTGACGGGTATGAACCACAAATCTTCTTTGGAAATGAAATCAGTGTGATGAATCCATTCCCGATTTCTGGAATCCATTCTGCAATGATTCCCCTTGAAGCATTAATCAATCAACTTGCAAACCTGTTGTTGTTTAATGAGTATATGGCAAAGCAAAGTGATGGAACAAAACCACCAGAAAAACTTGTGGTCATCACCAACAACCTGAACCCATATGACCAACCAGACAGTGCAGATGAATTAAAAATGAATACTTCAGAACAAAAAAGGATTGAAGAAAAACTGAACACACCAAGGAAACATGCAATCATGACATTTGCAGGAAACAATGCAACTGTTGTTGACCTTACCAAAGCAGACACCCTTCCTTCACAGATGCAACTGCAGAAAGACATCAGGATGGATGTTGCAACTGTCTTCAATGCATCCAACATTGAAATGAATCTTGCAGGATCAGAATTCACATCTGGAAAAGAAAACAGTCAGACACAAGTTGAAATGGAACAGGGCAAAGGTATCATTCCCATTATGGCAATGATTGAAACACAAATCAATCGGGACATACTTCCATACAGACATGGGGGATATTCACTTGAATTCAGCAGGGGAAGAAATGAGATTGAAGAACTGAAAGCAGACCTGTTGAAATTGCAGACAGGGGAAGACACTCAAAATGAATTACGGGAGAGGAAGGGAAAGTCAGTCTTTGAAGATGATATTTATAATCAACCCATGAGCGCAGGACAACAAGTTCAACCACTTGGAAGTGAAGTGAACCCAATGTCAATGAAACAGTTATGATTAAAGGGAAGTTTTGTTTTACCTGCAACACTGAAAAAGTGTTTGATGATTTTAACAATCATAAAGGAACTAAGGACGGAAAGCAGACCATATGCAGGGTATGCGAAAAAAAAAATAAGATTAAAAACAAGGGGAAAATTAAAATAAGAAAAGATGCTTATTACCAAGAAAACAAAGAACATTTAAAAATAAAAAGCAATTTAAGGTATCAGAAAAACAAGGAAATCATCAAAAAGAAAACAAAGGTCTATAATAAATCAAACAGGGATAAAATAAATAAAAGGGAATCATTAAGAATAAAAAACAATCCATCAATACGCAAATCAATACAAATGGCATCTTGTTTGTCTGGTTGGATACGGAATGGAAGACATTCCCATTCATACGTGTTTGATTATATGGGATTGACAAAAGATGAATGCATAAAATTTATTGAATCAAGATTTAAAAAGGGAATGAACTGGAATAATTATGGAAAAGGTGGATGGACTATTGACCACATAACACCAAAGATAATGTTTGACCACACAAAAGAAATTGAAATCAAGAAGTGTTGGAGTCCATCAAACATCCAGTTGTTGTGGGAAAAAGATAATTGGTTGAAGGGTTCAAGAATAACCCTTTCATGAAAGCACTTGACTGGATTGACTTCACTTCATTCATACTTTCAATACTTGGAATCTGGAAGTGCATTGACATTGTGATTTGGTTCATGAAATATGCCTGAAGTTGAAATTGGTTCATCAGGAACTGTCACCATTCCTGCAGTCAAGGAAATGCAAAGGGTTT